GTCCAGTAGAATTTACTATTTTGGTTCGAATGTTTTGTTTTTCTTTCGTTCAAATGATTGAGAACAACAGGGAAAATCATGAGATACAGGTGGGTATTAATCCGATGGGAGGTGACTGGACGTCACTACATCAGAAGCTCGGAGAGAATTCGCCCTTTGTTATAGCGGGGGATTTTGGCAATTACGATAGGGGAAACCCAGCCGAAAACCTTGAATGCTCTGGGAACGTCATTAATCGTATTTATAACGATTCAGAAGTTAATCAGAAGATTAGACATATCTTAATGACTACAGCATATACCCACCTTTCATTGGTGGAGAATTTTGTAGTTGTCATAGATAAAGGACTACCTTCAGGTTACCCTTTGACATCTGTTGTAAACTCAGTTAATAATGATATATATAAGTACATGGCATGGTTGCATCTAGCACCACAGGAGTACAAATCATTAGATAACTGTGACAGAATGACAGTTTCAGCATACTATGGAGATGATCATCTCCATAGCGTTAAACAAGAGGCGTTAGAATTCTTCAATCTTCGTACGCTTGGTAAATTCTTTTCTGAAAGTGGAATTAAGTACACTGATGAACACAAGAATGACTGGCGAGAAGCAGAAGAGTTCAGCACTCTGGACAAAGTGTCTTTCCTTAAGAGAGGCTTTGTAGAGGATAAAAGTGGTTATATTTTATCACCACTTAGTAAAGAAACCATTGAAGGTCGATATCTCATGTGGATGAGGTCGCCTAATGTGGAAGAATACGAAATCCTTACAGAGTTGATTCAAAACTCTCTGAGAGATGCTATGATGTGGGGTCCGGAATACTTCGACGAACAGAATGTGTCTATATTGATGGCACTTTACTCCGTCGGATGCCCAGAAATCATGCCGATATTGTCCTATCGCAGCGAATACGATCGTTGGATAAGGATATGCAGTGGGGAACTGGTAGACAGTACCTCGTATATTTCAGGTCAAAACTTTGGTTTGTAACTAAAGGTTTGG